GAATCTCAGCTTGAAAAGAACTATGTCAGGCTTCTCTCGTTCTAGCTGCTCTTTGCTGTCTGCTCGTTCCTTCAATCCAATCAAGGCGTCATTCTTAGAATGTGGCATAGCCGACCAGTAAAAGCGGCCTTTGCGGTCAGCCAGACGAGCCTGCATCTCAGGAATCCAATCTTCTGAATTCAAGTCCTCGTCAACGTGGCAAACGTCACTTTGAAACCCTTGTGGCGGCTCGCCCTCGCTTGAGAAGAACCAGATCGTCCAGCCGTTATGCAACTCGGCTTTCTGAATGTAGTTGGCCGATTTCAGAATCCACGACTGAGACTTGATGAGTCGCGGGGGAATCAGCGGCGGGGCGGGGCGGGCCTGTTCCTTGCGGTGGGAATCTCCCACCGGGTCGTAGGCTCTCCACTCTTTGGTGACTTCATCTCGGATGATCTTGAAGGCACCGGCCTTGAATAAGAGGCTGTACGCCACCATGCCTATGTGACGCCAATCTTTCCCAACAATTACGAGGTTGCCGTCCTTTTCTGGGTACTTGCCGTAGGGATCTTGGCCACACGCGGCTCGGGCATCTTCCACAAACGTACACAGAGACTTGCCAGATCTATTGCCCCCGATGACCAGACGTTCGCTTGCTGGGCACTTGTGGAACTCATCCTGCTGGGGAGTCGGGCGGTAGAGCCTCAAGCTCTCTAGCCGCCTGTTCGCCAGCTCGCCTTGCAAGTTCTTTAATTCCTCCCTCTGAAACTGCGATATTTGCGGCGTGGAAGGCAGAATCGGAGGGGGCGGCGATTCCGGGTGTTTCTTGGGTTGCTTGGCCATCTAAGATCCTTCCTTGAAATTGCTCAACAGCCAGCCTGAACCGGCCATCAAGCTCTGCCTCCAGCTCATCCTCAGTCCATAAGGTGAGCGGCTTCTTTGCACCGCCTTGATCGGTGTTCTTGGAAGTCAAGCGAACGATTGTCTCCAGCAACCTATTTCGCGAGCTGGAGCCTGGGGGTGCGTCGTAGTATTGCTTGACGCACATGGATGCAAATCCGTTCACCCCGCCGAAGTACATCATCAGACGCTCTAGCAGCTCTGAGGAGTGCGGGATGTTTGTGCCGCCGAACTGGACTGCTTGCATGAGCAGATCCACGCCAGCCTTCTCCACCGTCTTGAGTCGGCGGTCAGACTTTCGTTTACGCCTGTCAGTGACAGACTTGTTCTGCACGGCGCGACACTTCTTGCACCGCTTCTGGGCCTCGTCCTCTGGCCCCAGCGGAGCACCGCACCGTGTGCAGCTGTTGCTGGTCATGCGTTCAGCATATCAAAAAGCAAGGGGGCCGCGTTGTGACGCAGCCCCCTTGGTCGGAGTCCATTCCTGCACGAAGAAGATCAGAACTGCGGGTTGGTGAGGATGACGCGCGCCTTTTGAGTGGCCGTGCCAGCGGCCAACGCAAGGCCATCAATCCGGTTGGGAATGGCAATGGCAAGAGATGTTTGGGTGTAGGTTGCACCCAGCGAGCCGCTGACGTTGGTGGATGTCGTCTGACTTACAGCAGCCATCGTGCCAGCACCGCCCGCCGTGGTTACGGCAACAGTGTTATTTGCAGAGAAGCCGCCGGTTCCGACCACAACCGTAGTCGGCCCCTTTACCACGAGCCAGATAATGTCGCCAACGTTTGGTGCCGACTTGAGGTACTCGTCCACGACGCCGTACTGATAGCCAAGGTACGCAGCATCGGCAGCAGCAGCCTTGCCGGATGCGGCACCGCTAGAATCAATTTCCGGCACAGCACCGGACTTCAGCTTCACAACAGTACCAGCAACGATGTCAGTTGCCTGCTCGCCAGCGACCTTGCTTGTCTGGGCGACCCGCACGGCCAAGCAGTGAACGAGCCGGTTGCTGTTCCAAGTCAATGACGTTGGGTCAATGTCCTGAAACACCTTGATGTCGCCAACGACACCAGCACCTTCAATGTAGTTACCGCTGGCGTCCTTCGTGGCGGTTGCGCCAGCGAGGAACGTCTGGCCACGACCGAACGGAGGATCAGAATACAGACTGGACATTCGGAGTCCCTTTCTTTATCAGGCGTAGTTGAAAAGCTTGAAGAAGTTACGAGGCGACTTGAACTTGAGGTTAGCCAGAACGGACACGGCGTACCTATAGCTTTGCAGTTCCTCGTTGTAAAACGGGCCTTCTGGCACCATCAGCGTGTTTTCCATGCACCGGAGTTCCATGTTCCCGATGCTGATTCCGTAACCAGTTTCAGCCGGGATGGCGTATTCGGTGCTAATTTCTACACCGTCCTGCTCAAACACATCTGCAAATCCGTATGACCGCAAACCATTTTCGCGGGTGACGATGGTGCGTTCTTTGGAATCAAGGGCGTTGAGGTAGCCGATGTAGAGCTTGCGATCAAGCAAGACCATATCAATGGCTGACTCGCGGGTATCATTTCTTTTGCACTGCATAATTCCTTCGCGCGTCGCAGCTACGCAGTTCTTGCCCCACTTTGCGCTGGTGGTGTCGCCAGCGTTGTTCGTCCAGTAGGTGCTACTCCAGTTTACAAGAATAGGACTATAGAAGTCATATTCTGGATCGGCCTTACCGTTCGGCCAACCATAGCTAGCCTGCTGGCTACCGCCGTAGGCACCAAGAGTGGTATCAATACCAGCGTAAGTGTCGCCCGGAGCCGCAAACGGGTCGGCTGCATTAGCGTTTCGGACTGTTCCATCAGTCTGAATGGTCTGAACCGTGCCGCTCGCCTTCTTGGTGTCCATAAACGACTCAAGGCCGTGGAACCTGTTCTCGTTCCCAGTGCCGTTGCCGTCAATGTAGACTTCCTGAGCAAGATGCTGCTCCATGCTCTCCTGCAGACGAGTGGCCATCTTGGCCGCCACGTTCACAAGAGCCTGCTGGCCACGATTTTCCAGCATTTCACGCTTGAAGATGCTGTCAGTTGTGGTGTAGCCACGGTAGTTAAGTTCTGCTCGCTTCCACAGATTCTGCCGAGCGAACGTACGAGGACTTTCTCCAGTGTTCGCGGAAACTGGGGTGTTCCTATAGCGAACTTCCCAGTCAAAACCGCGCCCTCCCTGGTTCATAACGACGTTGCCTGACGCCTCAAGGGCTGCAAACACCTTGAAGCGGCGGAACGTGGTCAGTTCCTCCTCCCTCAAGTGATTTACAATGGTGGTGCCAATGACACGAGCCCAGTCAGTCGTCGTCGCCATTTAAGAGCCCTTTCAGTTTAGGACGGGTCAATCAGTCTGCTTTCGTTGGCTGCCTGAGCCAGCCTCTGAGCAAACGTCTTAGCCGGTTTGGGTACTCGGGGATCAGTTGTTTCGGGTGTAGTTTGACTTGGCTTCCTTGAGGCTTGCTGCCGCAAGAACTCCATGTTCTTCTCCGCAACGCTTGGGGCGACCTGCGGAGGAGCTGGCATCGGAGCTGCTTGAGGAGCCACTGCCTGCGGAGCAACCCGGGCCTGCTGGTGATAACGGTGGAGCAGATCTCGCTCCACCATCTTCACTGCAAAATCCCAACGCTGCTTCGGGCCTTGAATCCCAAGAGCCTTTGCCTGCTCAATGTATTCTTGGGCTGCGCGACCCTCTGCAGATACATTCCCATTTTGATCAAACAGCCAATCTCGGTTTTCTTCTTCCAGATTGCTGACGTACTGAGTGGCCTGATAACGACCTAGCTGCTCTTGCATGATGGTTGCGGCACGCTCAGATGCCACCTTTTCAACCATCGGGCCTAAAGCCTGCTCGGGGTTCTCTAGAAACTTTTTGGCAAAATCAGCTTTGTATTGCTGATACTCAACGAGGGAGTGCCGAACCTCCGGAGGGGCGTCCGGGTGAATGATCTCTCGCCCGTTGTCATCTTTGACGAGATATTGTTTGTAGCTGTCCCGAATCTTCGGGGGATTCCACCAACCCGGCGGCTGCTCGGCCGCCTGGGAAGGGGCTTGTGGTTGGAGCCTGGACTGCTTCCAAGACTCAAACGCATCCCGGTTGTTCATGTACTCCGTGGCTACGGGCACAAGACTCTGGTACTGCCGGAGAGCCCGAGTGGCGGCCTCCTCTCGCTGCATGGACTGATATAGCGAGGAGGCTATAGCACGGTCATCTAGATTAGCGAACTGGGGCAGCTGGCGGAAAGCAGAATAAGGGCTTTCCTGCGTTGGAGCTGATGCTACTGGTGCGGCTTCTTGTGGGGCAGATGTTGCATTTGGCGAAACATCTGGCGGCGGGCTTGAGGACTCTGGCGACTCAACTTCTGCTACAGAACCAGAAAGTTCATCGGACATACTGTCCTCCTAGGTGCGCAGGAATGACAGTATCAAAGCACAAAACTCTTGTACCTCAAAGAGTTTTTATTACTTGAACAACTTGGCACCCTCTCGCATTTGTAGTCGCCTCGTGCGTTCCCGCTCTGTCATACGGTCGTAAGCGTCCTTGTATCTCGGGTCATCTGCACGAATGTTCTCACGCCCGCCC